CCTGTGATTCCAGGCTAACTCATCTACCCTAGCCTCATCGGACTCGTCGCAAACTCTGCACTTCACATCATAATCTGCGATAGTCATACAGTCATAACACTCAGACATTACATATATACCATTAGATATTTCTACTGCTTGCACTTTAGTTCCTCCCTTATCTGCATTAGCATTTTACCTAATTTATTTTCTCCAATACCAGTCCTTACATCTACTCCCCAATATCTATCGCCCCAAGTATTACCTTCTACTAACTCTTCATCATTAGTATCCAATAACATCTTTTGCATACTAGGATAAACATAAAACTTTACTTCAAGTTCATTGAACATAACATCCTTTCTACATTCTAACCAGTCATCACGCATTAATATTTTCTTACCTCTAGCCCTTGCTTCATAGCCATCAACAGCATCTACTACATACTGATAATCTTCGGCACTAGTAGACTTAGCCGCTTGAAAATAATGCTCTACCGATTTTCCAATAGCACTATGAGGATACATATTACTTAGGAATGAATACTTTCCAGTAAAACTATTAATCATTTTTATCTCCTTTATTGAACTGCCCTGGCGCCCCGTCGCAGGGCAGTTCAATTTTATAGTCTCTTTATTTATACATCATTTCATAATCTCTACCACATACACAACACATATCTTCCCAACTATCATTGTGCCATATATGTTCTTTCCCTAAATCTTCACAATCAATACCTTCATACTTCACATCCATATCCATCTTACAATTACAACACAATCTAGCACCAACAATAAACCAATTTTCATACATTATCTATCTCCTTTATTTATATACACTCTCCATTTGAGAGCGCTTTCCTCTCACCACAGACTGGCAAGGCAGTCAAGTGCGAGCCTGCGTTTGCTACAAGAAGCGACCACTTGACGGCCTGTCTGCCAGGCTGTGGTATTTTTGAGCGCTCGTTTACAATGACAGTTGGACTCGTGTAACGCCCAAGAACTGTCAAAGAATCAATGACCACTCTGGTCACAGATACGACATCTTTTAACTTAGTTACCTGGTAGCGCTAACTATGTATTAGCGCTCAGGGCTATCTTGCGAAATCCAGCCATCAGTGCGGAGATAATAAAAAAGGGCTGGCTAAAACACCAGCCCTTCTTTATCTAGTTTACAGACTCAACCATAAAACTAGTCGTCCAGCCCTTATCAGTTTTGCTGGTGCGAAACCAGCCAGAAACATTAGCAACAGGGCGTTGCTCTGTAGTTTCTGGTGTCTCGCCACCGACAAGTTCCATTGAGTGCTCTTGCTGCTCCAAAGAGCGGAGGTGTCCAACTGCTGCTGTGAAGCATAGGAATGGGAGGGAAGCCTGAAACTTGCCCTCATCATTTCTAAGAATGATTACGCCCTTTGCGTAATCCTTGCCAGTCTTGGCGGTCTTGATTTCAAGACCAGCAAGTTCGGCTGACGAAAATGATACTTCGTGCTTCATTTTCTACCTGCTTTCTGCCACACACGGTCGGAGTGGCTGAAGCCGTCCAAAGCACGCCGCAGGTGTGCTAGGCTTCAAAGCCACGGAGCCGTGTGACAGAGAGCAGGTGCTCTAGAAAATGAAGCCGAAGTGCTCCATCATTTTCGGCCCGAACGCGGCTGGTCGCAGAAATCAGGCTTGACCGCCTAGACGGGCAGTCTCAGGATTTCGCAAAGACGCGAAATCAGGCGACAGAAATGCTGAGGTTAGAGCAAGTTTCACCCTCACAGGGCTATGCTCACAGCGCTCCAGCAGTTTGACTCCTACGCTGGAGCAGCGCACTCAAGCAGAACTTGAGTGGCGAGCACCGCTCCAGAAACTCAGGGCAACTCTGCCCTGTGCGTTTCTGGCAGGTGAGCCAGCAATAACTGTAGGGCGCAGATGGCTAGTGGTTGAGGCTTAAACAGATAATCAGAAGGGCAGTTTTAACCAGCCTGCCAGATTATCGGAGCAGCCTCAGCCAGCGCACCAGATAGGTCAGCCAGATAGATAGCCCTGATAGCGCTGCTATAACAGCACTGTCCACGCTATCAGCAAACTGTCTGGGGTCTCAATGACCCCAGACTGTTTAATACTGGCTGAGAGTTATATAGTACACACCAAAAAAGATTTTTCCGTACAGAGCCTATGCCCCTGCTCTGTCCTATTTTGTCCTGATTTAACTGTTATTTGTATAACAATTTTGTTATAAACCGTTCGGAATGGCTGTTTGAACGGATTAATACTATATAGGGGCACAAAGTGCCCACAGACAGTAGCAAGCCTTTAGGGCTTGCGTTACAGACTGTATCTCTATCTGTATCTGACAGGCTGTACAGACTATTGCAGATGGGATGATACTGTGACTTTCCAGAAAGGTAATAACCCTAGGACAAAGGCTATGGCTGAAGCCAAGGCCAAAGTCTTGGCCCTGGTATCTGAGGGTATGCCAGTGGCAAGGGCTATGGAACAGTTGGGCAAAAAGCCAGATACTGTCCGTATTTGGATTTCCAGAGATAAACAGTTTGCTCAGGATTTGGCTGATGCCAAAGACAGCGCTAAAGAGAACTCCCTAAAAGCGCTAGGGGTAGCCCGTGAGGATGTATCGTTCCCACAGTTCTCTCAGATGTTTTTAGACCAAAGGGTGTTTCCACACCATCAGGACTGGATTGACCTTCTAGAGGGCAAAGACCCTAGTTGGCTTCACCCTAATATGATTTACGAGCCTGGCGATAAACATCGCCTCCTTGTAAACGTGCCGCCTGAGCACGCTAAGTCCACCGTGATTACGGTGAATTACTCTACCTACCGCATCGCGCTAAATCCCAATGTTAGAATCATCGTAGTTTCTAAGACGTTAATCAAAGCACGGGAATTCGTGTACGCAATAAAGCAAAGGTTAAGCCACCCGCGCTGGTTGAAGTTGCAGACAACTTTTGGACCAGAAGGGGGATGGAAAGAAGACTCTGATACCTGGCGTGTTGATACCGTCTATCTGGGTAACGATGCTCGTGATTCATCTGAAAAAGACCCGACTATCCAGGCACTCGGTATGGGGGGTCAAATCTATGGTGCCCGTGCCGATTTAATTATCCTTGATGACTGTATAACCACAGCCAATGCTCACGAACACAGCAAGCAGATTAACTGGCTACAGAAAGAAGTTATTACCCGTCTGGGTAAGAATGGCAAGTTATTGGTAGTAGGGACCCGAATTGCGCCAAATGATTTTTATAAAGAACTCCGCGACCCGAAGCATTGGTCAAGCGGTAAAAGCCCATTTACGTATATGGGTATGCCTGCTGTTCTACAGTATGCTGATAAGCCAAAAGACTGGACAACGCTCTGGCCTAAATCGGATGCTGCCTGGGATGGCGATGCGGACACCCCAGATGAGGAGGGATTATATCCTAAGTGGGATGGTCCGACCCTTGCACGGCGCAGAGGCGAAGTTACTCCGTCTACGTGGGCTTTGGTCTATCAGCAAGAAGATGTAACTGAAGATTCTATATTTCCACCTGACTTAGTTCAGGGTTCTTTGAATGGGATGCGTAAGCGCGGTCCGTTAAGACCTGGCGCTGCAGGACATCCTGCTCAAGTAGAAGGCTATACCGTGGTTGGGTTTGACCCTGCTATGGGTGCTGGTCGTGCTGCATTTGTGGCTATGACCTATAACAGGATAGATGGAAAGATTTACGTGCTGGACTGTCTGGATATGGCAGAGCCAACCCCGCAAAAGATTAGGCAAGCAATTGAAGAGTTTGTTCAGAGGTATAAACCGCAGGAACTCCGCGTTGAAATCAACGCCCATCAAAAAGCCTACGCCCTTGACTCAGACCTACAACAATGGCTGGCATCTTATGGTGTTCGCCTCAATGCTCACTTCACAGGAAAAAACAAATGGGACACAAACTTTGGTGTCGCATCTATGTCCACACTTTTCGGAACGACAAGCGATGGCAAGCATCAGAAGAACAACACCATTGAACTGCCTAGCACTGAAGGTTCTGAAGGACTTAAGGCTTTAACACAACAGTTAATTACCTGGAGGCCCGATACTAGAGGTAAGACTGACTGCGTGATGGCGCTATGGTTTGGCGTTATTAGATGCCGTGAGTTTATGCAACAGAATTCTGTGGTGCAAAGGTATGCCCATAATCGTTGGGCTACAAGAGCGCAAGCACAGAAACGTTATAG